GGCGGACGTCCTTCTGGCAGAAGAAGTTGGATTCGATCATCAAAGAGGCATCTAAGATAATCGGAAAAAGAAGAATACATTTTTGAGTATTCGCGAATCAATTCTACTCTCTTACTTTCATCGGACTTTTCGATGAGTTCAACGATTTCGTACAATTCCAACCTGGACTTCTTACCTTGTTGAAGTTCAGTTATCATAATCTCCTCGCTACAATATTATATAGGATTATCAACATTACTACTTAGGTGTTTTCTAGAGATACGACAATTTATAATTCCATTGTAGTATTCGTCGCTTAAAAGGACTTCTCTATCGAACTGCTCTTTTGCTTCATAGTACGAGCAGTCACCTTTGGTTTTACACAACCTTATTATTTCTCGTTTGAAAGCATCGGCACCTTTCTGTTCTAATAAAAGTTTTACCGTTTCAGAACTACCGAAATAATCTTTCCAGTCTGATTCTACTCGCATATGCTTCCTACGCTTTCGACTTTTGGTCACTGGCAGTGTTTTCTTTTTGTGAAAAAATTTTTTGCCGACATACTTCATACCTGATTCTATTTCAGTTATGACATATACGAACCCTGTCCACTCTTCAAGCGATTCGTATTCTGGGTCAAAAATTTTTCCTTCGTAGTGCCAAGTCATGCTTCTACTGGAGACGCGCACATAGGGCAATACGCTGGTTCGGCATCACAATTTTCGTCTAAAATAATTTCACAGTGAGATTCACAGACGTCGCAAATAACGTCAAACACATGCTCTTCCATTATCAATCTCTCGTTATCTTTCCTGTTTCGTACAGGTATTCTCTATTAGTTATATGCTCTTGAGCAATATCATCTTTTGACTGCCCGAAATACCTAACCCCGAGTTTGTTCTCAATCATAATTTCATTCACAGGACGGTATGCGTCTTTCAAGGAATCGTAAACAATAAACTCCCCCAAGATTCGACCATATTTTCCTTTTCCATCTTTCCTAGTTCGAAGAACCGCTTCTTCGCCCAAAGAGTTTACTAGATAATCTTTTGCAAGCAAACCGCATTTCTTTTCTTCAAGGTCTTTCGTCCTAGATTCTGGGGTATCGATACCATATAGTCGGACCCTTTGTTTCTTTAACCAAACGCCAAACCCGAGATCGATATCAACGTCAACCGTGTCTCCGTCGACAACCTTTATTACTTTGCAATTATATTCGAACATTACAGCACCTTTTTAAGATGATAACCCACAGGTTGTAAAAGTTTGAATGTATTTTTACAACCTTCTGTGTCAATAAACACAAAGTGGGTTTCGGATATTTTTTTAATTTTTTTAACCTTAAAGGTTTGTGGGTTTCCCTTGGATACTTTGGTTCCGTCTGGTTGTTCTACTGTTTCTCCTGGGAAAAATATAGTCAACTCCCACTCGTCATGTAACCATTTTTTTATAGACTGCTTCATATCTTACCGTACACTAAAATACATGGTCACTTCGAACCCAGCACGGATAACGATTGCTTCTGGTTTGTTCCACATAGTTTTTCCTATTTTTGATTAATTATACTTATTGATGTTCTTTCTTCCGAAAGAACATCGACCTTGTGAGAAACGCCTCTTGGTATAGTTATGATATGCCCAGGTTCAACAATCTGTTCTTTCATAACACCCTTTTCTGGGTGTGCTATATTCCACCAAGTCCATTTGGTGACTCCAGTGATATTGAACCCCCAAACATTATAGTCATCTACATGCCAACCTAAACTATTATTGCTTTTTTCATGAGTCCCCATAAACATAGAAATGGATGGGCATTTATGATACTCCATCATATCTTTTAAAACATCAGGAAAGGTTTCTGGGTTCTTAGTGTTCCATTCAAAGTGACGCATAAGTATAGACCCGTCTTTGTTTGCTTCTGCTCGCCAACCTTTGGCTTGGGTCATTATGTATTCTGGGTCTGGGAGATTCAAAAACCATTTCTCTGGCATTTCTTGATATTTAACAGACCATTTGCGGTCAACAGAAGGGTCGTAATTTTGAGACATAATATTATGCTGCCCCCCAAACCTCTTTCCAATCTCCAGTCAATGCTCCGCGAGCATAATCGGTTGCTCGGTTCTCAAAGAAGTTTGTGTGTGTTGGTGCATTAATCATTTCTTCAACCCAAAGCAATGGGTTCTTTTTAATTTTGAAGATACCCTTCATGCCGAGTGAGATCAGACGTCGATCTGCAATATATCGAATATAACTCTTGACTTCTTCCTGTGTGAGTCCTTCCATCGGACCCATAGCAAACGCCAAGTCAATAAACTTATCTTCTAATTCTACCATCTTTTCAGCGATAGAGTAGATCGTCGACTTCAGTTGATCGTTCCATATCTCAAGGTTCTCTTCGACATAGGTGCGAAACAGTTTGATCATTGACTCGGCGTGCATGGTTTCATCAACGATAGACCAAGTAACGATCTGACCCATTCCCTTCATCTTACCGTGACGTGGAAAGTTGAGTAGCATGATGAACGAGGAGAACAACTGCATACCTTCAGTGAAGGCAGAAAACGCAGCAATGTTAGCAGCAACAGATTCTTTAGTGCCGTTCTTGGCGGAAAGATTTAGAAAGTATTCGTGCTTCTCTCGCATTGCCTCGTACTCGAGGAACTCGTTGTATGTAGACTCAGGCATACCCAAGGTCTCTATCAAATGCGAGTAAGCAGCAACGTGGAGTGCTTCTCTCGCGGCGAATCCCATAAGCATCATACGAACTTCTGGTTGTGGGAAGTATGGAAGATAGTTAGAAACATAACCACCAGCAACGTCAATATCACCCTGCGTAAAAAATCGAAAAATGTTAGTCAAAAACGCTCGCTCTTCGTGAGACAATTTTCTCTGCCAATCTTTCACGTCCTCTGCCATTGGCACCTCTGTGTGCAACCAATGAGACTGTTCATGCTTTAACCATGCGTCATATGCCCATGGATAGTTAAACGGTTTAAAGTGATCTCTATTATCTGTGATGGATAATTGCATATTTTACCTTTTAGTTTCCTTTTTGCTGAACCAAGTTACTAGTACAATTCTATGACCATCATAAACTTTACTCACGCCATGAGTTAAGTGCGGACCATAAACTAAACTTTCGCCATCATCAACATTCACTACGTCCATTATAATTTCTTGACCATATGGTGGAGAATCTCTTTCGTGTTCGTGCCTTGCAACAAGATTACCCACAGGTCTGTTCTTTAATTTATACTCTGCTCTAACTAGAGATTCTCCACCTAACAAATCTTTGCTTTCCAACAAAGTTACAATTGTTAAATCAGAATTGTTGTCAGAATGCAACCTAGTGAAAGAGTCTTTTTCATATTTTAAAAAGTATGCGCCTTTGTCATACCCCAACTTGGAATACTTTAAAAGCGTCTTGTAAAAATCATATTGCCTTGGCGTAGGGATGTCTCTCCTCTCTACATCGAACAGATTATAGTTCTGGTGCCAAAATTCAGAAGGCAAACTTTCGTATACTTCTAGTGCTTCTTTTACTTCATCATCGGAAAGAATTCTTTCCTTAATATAACCGCCCACCAATTATCCCTCGCAGGCAATACATTCTTCGTTATTAACAATTGCAACCATATCAATTTCTTTGATTGCTTCTCTTTCGATTTTCTTAGAAACGCGATCTGCCTTTCCAAGTTTTTCAGAGCGACAATAGTACAAAGTCTTCAACCCTTTCTTCCACGCCAAGAAATGGACAGCATGCAAGTAAACGATATTCGCGTCTGGTCTAAAGAATAGGTTCAAAGACTGTGCTTGATCGATAAACTGTTGCCGATCAGCAGCGTGTTCAATAACCCAACGTTGGTCAATCTCCATAGAAGTTTTGAATACGTCTTTTTCTTCTTGGGTCAGAAATCGGAGGTGTTGAGCAGAACCGTCGTTGGCAATAATGCTTGACCAAATTTCGTCATAGTCTTGCTTGGTTTCGCCTGATTCAATCTTCAACTTGATCAATTGGTCCAGATATTTATTCTTATTCAAATACGAACCAGACAATGTGTCCTGACGATATGCGTTTGCTCGCCAAGGTTCTATAGAAGGAGAAGTATTGCCCATAATGATAGAGGAACTAGCATTAGGCGCAACAGCCATAACATGAGAAAATCTCTTTCCAGTTCCTTCTGCATCTGGT